TCAGCACTTTCTCTTTTACTTTTTTCACAGAATTCATTTTGAATCACCATATTATTCTCTAGACTTTTTACCAATGTTGTATTTTGCAATCAATTCCCAATCGTCTTTTTCTCTGTAAGAAATAATTTTAATTTGATGAATAGGTGCAATGTTGTCTTTCATAATATCTTTATTTACAATTTTAACCAATGCCCATTCTTCTAATAGATTTGCGATTGCATTTCGTCTTTGAATATCATTCTCTGTTAAATTAGATGGCTTGCCATCTAATGCAAATAATTCTTTAAAATGAACTATGTAGTATTTACCTTGTTTGTGTAGAATATGACACGATTGATATAGAACTTTTTCTTTCCTTGAAGAAACACCAATACGGGTAAGAGTTTCTTTTACCTTTAGAAAATCATCCTGTTCTGTTAATACAACCTCTACAAATTTACTCAAATCAACCATTTTACTTTCCCAATCCACCGATATCGGTTTGTTTTTTTAGTTGTTGGATTTGTTCATCACTAAGAAGGTTCATTGCTTCCCGAGCTTTATTGTCGGAGAAATTATAGGCATTCTTTATGCATTCTAAAATCTCACTTTTCTCAGGCTTAACCCACTTAGCAATTGGTCGTTTTTGCGACCTCACGGTATTTAGTAAAAAATCAAACTGCATCTTCTTTTCTAGGAAATGACGCATATTCATTTCGTTCGCAAAAAGAACACAATCTCTGTGATAGGAAAGTGACCGATTGGTCAGATAAGGATTATAGTCTTTCTCTGTAATATCGTCAACAATGAGATTCTTTTTACCTTTCAAAATCTCATTCACATAATCAAAAGGGTTACTCATACAATCATCCTAATAAGGCCAATAGTGTCAATAGTAGTAAGTAGGAGATAATTAGCCAACATACCGAAGCTTTTTCGAGTCCATGCCGCCCAAGCATAAAGAGCACAACCAGTAATCCAAAGGGGATAAAGAGTGTATAAAGGTGGTTCGGGTACGGTGGCAGCCATAATAATAGAGCAGCCAATACTAATAGCCCAAGCGACAACTTCAATACCAAATCGGACACGGTTGCTTTTCCAATCTTCTTTAATCCATTGGAAAGTATTTAGAAATATTTCGTTCATTGGAAATCACACTCAACCATCAACTCAGTTAGACAAGCCACAATATTTATTTCAGGATCCGCAACAAACGCATTCTTGTATTGATAGTCAGCAAGAATAACAACTGCTCTAGGAATACTCTGCGGTTTCATCACTTCGTAAGATGCATCGTAAAGTTGTCGAAACAACACGGCAGCATCAACACTATTTGATGCAACCCACTTACGAATTGATCCAAAATCTTTATCTCTCAGATACTTAACAACTTCTGTAATTTGAACATTACCAGAAATCTGTGACAGAATGCCAGTATCAATCTTACCAAACTGTGAGTATCGTTGCAACTCATTCAACACTCGCCTGAAATCAGGAAAGTGTTTCTTGATCAACTCAGCAATAACTGGTTCATCATACTCAACTTTTTCACTTTGCAAAACCGATTGAATTCTCTTAAAGAATGCAGATGCCATCTTGGCACGCTCACCATTTCGCAGCGAGAAGTCAATGACCGCACACCGAGAATGTAGAGGTTCAATTAGTTTGTTCTTGTAGTTACAAGTAAAGATGAAAGAACAGTTACTGGCAAATTCTTCAATTGCATTACGCAGAGCAGGCTGAGTTGAATTAGGATTCAAATAGTCTGCTTCATCGATAATGATGACCTTGCGACCACCACTAAGCGACATTGAAGAAGCGTAGTTCTTAATTGTAACTCGGAAAGTTTCAATGTTTCGTTCATCAGAACCATTGATCAAAAGATAATCACAACCAATCTCATGGCACATAGCCTTTGCAACTGTCGTTTTACCGACACCTGCGCCACCTGCCAAAAGAAGATTGGGAATATTCTTTTGGTTTACATACTCCTGAAATGGTTTCTTCAACCGTTCAGGAAGAATACACGATTCAATCGTGTTTGGCCGATACTTCTCCGTCCAAAGCAAATGTTCCATCATATAAATTTAACCTTTTCATAATTAAATAGAAACAGCACGGGTGCGTTTACCCTTTGTGCGGTTTTGGTCTTTCGTCAAAGCAACAATGTTACCTTCTTCACGCTTGCCACCTTTTGCAACAGGAACATTCTCATCAATTTCAATATTGTCAGACATTGACAAAGGAACATTCAATGCAACAAGTGCCTCATCACGGGACATGGTATTTCTGTCACCCAACTTGGTGACTATACCACGCTTCTCCAGACTACTGAGGTTAGAATTCAAATCTTCCAACAGGTAACGAACACGAGCCCAATCAGCGAAAGTATATTTAGAACCACCTTGTCCTTTAACACTTTGCTTTACAGAATGATTCTGTTGTGCGTTGTGTGCAAGGAAAGAATATTCATGCTTCTGAGAATTTACTTTACCTGTAATTGGATTCGTAAAAGACATTTTTGCATTGGGGTCTTTCACTCGCTTGTGTTCTTCATCAAAGAACCATTTCACAAATTCTTCTTTTTTGGTAATTGAATATGCACCATCGATGCCATATTGTTTACCCCAAATATTTCCTTTTTGAAGAAGAAATGAAACAGTATAAAACAAATTATAGAGACTTGACTTTGAAAATTTCTTCAGATGTTTTTGATCCATGGCGGCACAACCATCTGCCATAATTCTAAAAATCTTTTTCGTCATCTCTTGTTCAGACTTCGAAACTTTCACCGTACCACTAGGATAAGGACCAAGAACATCATCCAGAACATCATGGTCATAACCTTCATACTTGTTATTGTTAATATACATCAACATTTCAGCAAGAAACAAAGTATCACCTTTGTGATCAAGTGCATATTCACCACTCATGCTTCCAATTGTTTTGAACATATCTTTCATAATCACATCAGTATTACAAACTTCTGTCAACCAACGATTGAGAGGATTGTAATTTAGAATGCGCTTTTCATGTTCAGTCATCGGCATCATACTGTTTGAAGTGATGAAGATGTGAGCAAGTTCTCGCAAATCACCTTTTTCATAAACAACAACAATAAAGGGAATTTCATTGACGATGTGATTTTGAACATCTTCATCCAACTTTGAAAACTTACCAGACAATGAAATTGTTCCTTGTTCGCCTTCTTTGCGGAAAAGAATGCGTTCTTTTGGTTTAAAATTGTGACCATCGTCCATGTAAGTTACAATGGTGTCAATTCGATGTTGACCATCCAAAACAAGATACTCATAACCTTCATTCAAAAGATTTTGAAAATATTCCAAATTCTCTTGTAGAAAATCAAGGTCGGCATCTTCTGTATTGCGTTTAATTTCTTCTTTCAGGTGTTCAACAATAGGTGCAATCTCCGCAAATTGAAAACAATCTTTTACGGATGCACCATTGAACATCGTATAGAGATACGAATTGATCTTGGTGAGAGGCCAAGGCACCAACAATCGTTGCAAGCGTTCACGATCATAGTAAAACTTTCCATTCTTATGCAGTCCATAAATCTTTCCTGCACTCCAAAGAATGGGCTTGCCTTCGACCTTCTTGGTCAAATTTGTCACCTTACTCATAATATAAACCTTTCAAAGGTTATTATTCAGACTTCTCGAAACGAGATCCTTGCTCAGTCGTAATCCAATATTGCAGAGATGTTGCCTTGTTCTTGAAGTGTGAGATGCCTCTAGAAGAAATCTTCACTTCGTAAGAACCTGCAAGAATCTTGGATAGATTATCAGTTTTGAAAACCATGCGATACTTATTGCCATTGCCAGCAGTTTCCAATTCTAGTGAATCGGTGTGTGCAGAATCATTCGCAACATCAAGAGTCACAAGAGAAATCTTTGAACCATCAGATTCAACTGCAATTTGTGGAGAAGAAAGAACATTTGCAGCACGGAGAATCCAATCGAAATCCTCTGACTTCAAATCAAAAGTAATTTCAGGATCAGGCATTGAAAGTTGTTTCTCAGGCGGGACAGTAATCATAGTTGGTTCACAGAACCGATACTTGATTTTGCTACGACCTTTGTTACCAACAATG